TGAAGCAGTACGCTCAGAAGACCAGTCCTGCTGATGCCTACTTCACTGGCATTGGTAGTGCAGTTCGTGGTGGAAAAATCAAGCTGCCATACAAGATGGGCTCACTGAATCAAGTGTACCAAGGCGATTACGTCAGGTGGATTGCCAAACATGGTCTGACAACCGATCTGATTGTGATCAGCGATAAGTTGGACGGTGCAAGCGCAATGCTTGTGTACGACACTGACGGCAAGCTGCAAATCGCATATTCACGCGGCGACGGCGAAGAGGGTGCAGATATCACACGGCACGTTTCTAAAATTCACAATGTCCCCAAGCAAATCACAAACTTGACTGGCGACACGGTGACGATTCGTGCGGAAAACATCATCTCCCCTGCATCATTTAGTCGAATCAATACCGGCAAGTTTGCGCGTGGTGGCCGAATCTACAAAAATCCCCGCAACATGGTCTCCGGCTTGATGAATTCGTCGGAGAACCATCCCGAAGTGTACACTGCGATTGATACGGTCGCGTACGAAATTGTTGGCAGCAAGATGGCCAAGGTTGACCAACTTGAACAATTGGCAAAGTGGGGCTTCAAGGTTGCTGAATACTCAATTGGTCAAGCCGACTATTGGAACGACGATCGCCTGACCAAGCTGCTGAACGACCGTCGGGCTGTTACGGAATACGAAATTGACGGTATTGTGATTGACATCGACGCAGCAGCAACCCGCGCTCGCCTGGCAACCGATGAGCTGAATCCAGAATACGCGGTCAAGTTCAAGGTTGCTGACTCATCAAACCTTGCTGTTGCTACCGTGCGACAAGTTGAGTGGAACGTGTCGAAGGATGGCTACTACAAGCCGCGCGTTCAGATTCATCCGGTTGATCTGGTTGGCGTCACCATTTCCAACCTGACTGGCTTTAATGCTAAGTTCATCAAGGACAACGGCATCGGTCCTGGAGCCAAGATTGAAATTACCCGCGCGGGCGATGTCATTCCGCAAATTTTGCGGTGCATTGAACCCATGCCCTTGGAGAATATGAAATGAAAAAGACACTATACGCTCTGGTATTGGCAATGTCCCCCTCTCACCAGCCCTGCTTGTCAAATTAAAGTGTGGTTTCGGGAAGCAAAACCACACTTGGGTGACGCAAAGGTTACTGTTAGGATGGATGGTTGTCGACCGACACCAGAAATGCAAATGGAGTTGTATGAGAAGGATGAATGGATCGGTACAGGTAGTGTGTATGGCAACATACCAATTGCCCTCATTAACATCAAGCACATACATGCCGAAAGGTCGAACACTTCAAACGAAATCACGCCCACTATAACCGCACCCGCGCTGCAAGGTGAGAATTGATGTCCTGGTCATATCGTATGCGGAGAAGCTGATACCCATGCTTCTCCGCATACGCTGTTTTCTTACCGTCGTTTTCAACTGTACGTTGATGTTTGACGACAGCCTGCTCGGTTGATAGCTTACCCTTTGTACGAACCGGGGTAAAGTGCTGTTCGCCATCAAACTCTACCAGCATGTTGTAAGCTGGTAAGAAGAAGTCATACCGCAGCCGTGAATTTGGGGTACTACCACACAAATCATCGAACCGCTTCTCTCGTTCGTATTGAATACCGTGCTGGTCTAACCACCTTTCAATCTCAGCCTCTCCATGCGACGATTGTTGTGAACATTTGGGACAGCGAGTTTGGCCTGAAGTGTGCTTATCAGGAGTTTGCCAAAATGATCCGTGGTTGGGACAAATTATTTCAACAGGCGTAATAGCGTTCACATATATTACTTGCGAATAATCGTATACGTCTCCGTGCACATTAATAGCACGCTTAATAAACGATGCAACATTTCCACGCTTTAGTGAAGCAAGGTGTTCAAACTTACACACTGGACAACCATCGCTACGCATGTGATCCAGTGGTCGTTGCCAAAATGATCCGTGGTTGGGGCAAATTATTTCTGTCTTAACAGAATTCTTATGATAGGTCGTGTACTGATATTTGTCCCCATGTATGAGCCTACTCTTTTGGACAAATTGGTCAAATGTTAGTCGTTTCATTGTTGATCTTTTCGAAATTCAACCGTATACTACACGGTAAGTGATGTCATTCCGTTTATTTATGGAGAACCCCATGACCCCCGAATACAAACAAGCATACGAAACATGGTTTAACGCTCAACTGGATAACCTAGGTGATTGGCATTGGAATGAGACAGGGGTCGATGCAGTAGCCGTTGATGCTGCAAACAACGAAACTGCTCGGTTTGAACGTCTGGTTGACTTCTTCTCATCCGTTGACATCCCTCACCTCGGTGAAGGCAATCTGCGCCAAATGTTCGACATGGGGTTCGATACTCCTGAAAAGATCATTCCTCTGACGCTGGAAGACATCGGCAGCTTGGTCGGTAGTATGGCAATTGGTAAGAAGATTTTCACCAACATGCGCGAGCGTTTCACCAACATCCCGATGCACGTGCTGATGGGATCGTGCGCCGCGTTCGGACGCGGCGTTGGGGTGCGAAAGATGAAGAAACTGGAAGAAGCATTTGCTGGTGATATGGCAAAGTGTGCCGATCTGAATGCAATCGTTGCTGTGGAAGGCTTCGACGTCAAGACGGCCAAGAAGATTGTTGCTGGCTACCCCACTTTCTTGAAGTTCCTTAGCGCGATTGATAAGTATGTGTCGATCGCCGCATTCGTTGCGAAGAAACAAGGCCATCTGTCTGGTAAGTCGTTCGTGTTCACTGGGTTCCGCTCCAAAGAACTAGAAGCGCAAATCGTTGATGTGGGTGGTGTGATGAGCACCGGAGTTAGCAGCAAGACCACGTATCTGGTCACAGCAGAGCCCAACAGCACATCTGGGAAAGCAGTGAAGGCGCGCGATTTGGGCGTTACTGTAATTTCTCAAGACGAACTGAAGGCTATGCTATGACACATTACGTGAAAAAGAATCATGAACAAACAACTCAATATGTTGATCTATTGATGGGTGAGGTGGATCTTGGCGATCCATCTAACCAATACGTATACATTGGACCAACCGCAAGAGCAGCAGAATTAGCTGCCGCTCAGTTTGCATCAAAGCTAATGGCTGAAAAACAACCGGTGGTTAGGAATGTTCGCCATATCGTACAGGTTGGACGGCAACAATTTCGTTTCTTATCTGTAGCGCACCTGCTGGGGTGCGGTCTGTGCGGCCTGTCCGTTGATCGTTACTTCCTTGACTTAACGCCGCAGATGCGGGAGAATATCCTTCATCACGATCCGCGGTACGAAGAGGCGCGGATCAGCATGATGGCCTGTCTCAGGAACCCAATAATGGAGCAAGATTTCGTATGATTCACGGTGATGGTGTTAGCAGTAAGTACAGTATCATTCTAGAAGGACGACGCCAAGAAATTTGGGCTCTCCCTGAACTGACACCTGATCAAAAATCTGATCAGCTGATGGACTTCAAGGACTTCATCCGCAACACCGATCACACTGAATTTGACGAATATTACGAACTGTACAAAGACACAGTTCGCATGCCGCCGGCTCGCCGCCGTAGAACTATCGTAGAGGATCTGCAAACCCATGACGATGATGAGTGACCATCAAAAACGCGCATTTGAAGAGTTTACTACCGGGATGCCTCCCGAGCAGAAGGAACAAGTGCGTGTGGAACTTGAAGCGCGTCTCAAGCACCGAGCCGAACAACGCGTTCATGAAATTGAAGCGATGAAAGCAGCACACTTTGCTCAACTGACGCAGCACGAGATCAATACTGCTCCGCGGCGCCAATACGCTGCAATTGTCGCGGTTGACGAGAAAGGTGGGTTCTCCAAAGATGGGGAAATTCCGTGGAATTATCCGGAAGATTTCAAGTGGTTTCAACAGACCACGTCGAACCAAATCTGTGTGATGGGTCGTGCCACGTACGATGATATCAACAAACGTCTTGGCGACAAGGCACAAAGTAGTGTGCTACCTAACCGTAGATGTTTTGTGGTTACCTCCAGTCCTCTGCCTCGGGATAATGCAACGGCAGTCACTTCGATTGGGGAGGTTGATAAGTACATCATCGATGAGGACATCAGTAAGATGGTGTTCTTCATCGGCGGCGAGCGCATATATCGTGAGGGAATCGCGAAAGCGGATACGGCGTACATCACTGTGGTAAACAAGGATGTTGAAGCTGATCTGTTCTTCCCCGTGAACTATGTGCTCAAACACTTCAACATGGACAAAATGTTTAAGGCTGAAAGCGCTCCTGACTTGCGCTTTACGGTCTGGAGACGCAAATGACTTACGAAATCCTCACTAAACCTGTTCTCAACGCAGTAGAAAAGATCCACCCCAACGGCACGCGTGAGATTACTGGCCACTCTTGGACGACCGTCAACATCAAAGGTAATGCGACTGTTGGCAGCACAATTGACAAAATCGAAACAGACGACATTGATCTGTATGGCGTGCGTGTGACCAAGAAGCTGTCAGAAGACACGTTTGAATGCACTATTGTTGGCGCAGATATCAAGCGGTTGTAATTACTAGTAATCTTTGGTAGTTGCTTGACCTTGGGTGATACCGTATCATCCTTAACAAAATCCAGAAAACTACCATGATACTACTATCCAGAGACGTCTTCCGCGAAAGCGTATTCAACCGCGATCACCACAAATGCGTTGTTTGTGGCGCTGCGGCTGTTGATGCTCACCACATTATTGAACGTCGGCTGTTCAAATAAGAGAATTTAAGTGACGCAAATGATTGGTAGTTCAGAAGGGAGTTGCATAAATACCTTCAACGTCTTGAACGGAACACCACATGCAACCACTACGTCAGTTCACAGAACAAGAACAGCAGCTAATCAACGAGCTGTACAACACTCTCGTTCCGGTCACACAAATATGCAAACAACTTAAGGTCGGAGAAGCACCAATCAAACGATACTTACGTGAACAAGGATTACCGCTCAGACGAAAGTATCCCCCGCGGACACTTCCAGACCAATCCTTGGTTGGTCAACAGTTCAATTCCATTACTGTTGAGGCCTTCATTTACAATGACAAGTATCATGAATGGAATATCATTGGTCGTTGTGAATGTGGGAATCCTGTCCAAGATGTCACAAGAAAGATTATCAACGGCGGTAGAAAAACTTGTGGAGTCCCAGGATGTGCTGCCTTCCATCAAGTTCGACAAAACAATGGCCGCCAAGCCTCGTTTACAGGGTATGAAGAAATATACGGATCACGATGGGGTGGGTGGAAATGTGGTGCGGCGAAGCGAAATATTCCGTTTGAACTAACCCCCCAGGAAGGTTGGGATATTTTTGTAGCCCAACAAAAACGATGTGCGTTAAGCGGGGTGGATATTGAATTTGGAACAGCTTGGAATAAGAAATGCACTGCCTCACTAGATAGAATAGATTCAACAAAAGGGTATACTGTTGACAATGTTCAGTGGGTGCATAAAATGATCAACGTAATGAAACGAGATATGACAGATGAGCAATTTATCAGCTGGTGCAAGCTCGTGCTGCACCACCAATCAACGACTGACACGTGATCAGTTTCGTGAGCATACATTCCAACGTGACGCTTACCGCTGCGTTGTGTGTGGGGCACCAGCGGTTGATGCCCATCATATAATTGAGCGAAGGTTGTTTGGTGATTGTCAGGGATATCACTTGAACAACGGTGCATCCGTATGTTCCGAGCATCACCTTGCGTGTGAACGAACTCAGATCACTGTTGAGCAAATTCGGGAATATGCCGGCATCACCAAACCAATCCTCCCTCCCCATATGTACACCGACACCGTATACGATAAGTGGGGTAATGTAATCCTTGACGATAATCGCAGGCTGCGGGGCGAACTGTTTAACGACGAGAGCGTCCAAAAGGTTCTGACTGAAGGTGGCGTGATTGGGGATTTTGTCAAGTACGTCAAATACCCCCGAACCTTCCATTTGCCGTGGTCTCCGGGCATGCACGATGACGATCGTATGATGCCAGACGTTTCCATCTTCGAAGGCCGAAAGGTTGTCGTGATGGAGAAATTGGACGGTGAAAACACGTCAATCTACAACGATTACATGCATGCTCGCTCCGTCACTTCTGGTGGACACCCGTCTCGTGATTGGATCCGTGCGTTCGCCTCTCAGTTCCAACACGACATTCCAGAAGGTTGGAGGCTCAGCGTCGAAAATATGTACGCAAAGCACTCGATTACATATGTTGACCTCGAAACATATGCGTATGGTTTTGCCATGTGGGATGACACAAATCACATCCTGACCTGGCAAGACACGCTGCAGTGGTATGAACTGCTTGGCGTCACTCCATGCCCGGTGATTTACTGGGGCGAGTATGATCGAGCCAAGATTGAGCAATCATATAGCACCCTGAAGCAGCAACGCGAAGCCGCCAGAGGCGAGGTTGAAGGCTATGTCATTCGTGTTGACGAGCCTTTCCACTTCAGTCAGTTCAAACAAATGGTCGGTAAATACGTTCGCAAAGGCCACGTCAATACAACCAGACACTGGATGTATGGACAACCCGTGATCCCTAACACATTGAAAGAGGGCCGCACTGGATTTGAACCGGTGTGAACGAAAAGTGAATAATGAAACTATTTGAACTCCTCGAAAAAGAAGACAGCCCAGAACCCGGTACATATGCAGCGGTGAAGTTTGACGAGAGTACCGTCAACAACATTCGCAAGTATATTGAGAACAACGAGATCCCAAACGGTGTGCCAGCAGAAAAACTGCACTGCACAGTTCTGTACAGTCGCAAACACTGTCCAGATTATGAGCCACAGGGTGACATTGATCCAGCTTGGATCGGTACTCCTGTTGGGTTGGAGGTGTGGGAGTCAAAAGGAAAGCTTCGTGACGAAGAACCAAAGCGCTGCTTGGTAATGAAGTTCAAATGTGAGGAGCTAAACGATCGCCATAAGGAATTGATGGACGAGCATGATGCCACCTACGACTTCCCCGAATACAAAACGCACGTCACACTCTCGTATGACATTGGCGACTTGGACGAAAAAACCCTACCAGATATTGCGGACGCTATCAGCAAACTCAAGATCAATCATGAGTATGGCGAAGACCTGGATTTGGACTGGGCTGCGAAGACTAAGTCGTAAGATCACCAAACCTTACAACCACATGCCAGGGTATCTGCATCGCTGGCATGTGGGCTCCATTGGTCGGCTTCGCGTTCGCATACACGAAATCAAGACAGCTGATCGCACCCCGTTCCTCCACACCCACCCGTTCCACTACGTGTCCGTTGTTGTGAGAGGTGGCTATACAGAAGCTACAATGAGCCGCAACGGCTCGCTCAAATACACCCGTCACAACGTAGGTTCTGTCATTTTCCATACCAACAAAACCGCTCATCGCATTGAGGTTGTTGACCCAAATACAGTGACTGTTTTCTTTACGTGGAACACTGCTGATACTGATCAAGGATGGACACTTACCAAGCATCACAGCATTCCTAGCCCGCCTCAATACTACAACGCTGCAGACGGTGTATACCAACACGGTACCGGGTTTCGTAAGCGTGAGAACGGAATATGGTATGCTCTCCGCGCAACTCGTGAGGAGGCATTGGCTTGCAGCCGGTTGTCCATTCATCAAGACATAAACCGTGCTGACGTACGTATCCTTACTACATAACTGAATACCAATCATGAAACCAGATCTAGCCATTATTCGTGTCCCCTCTGAGCCCGGAGAATCCTCAGTAGTACTCGTCGCTGTCAATATTGACGAGGATGGCTACATTGAGGGTGAAGGTGAGTTCTTCACTGTGCCTGAAGGGGACAGCTACAACGAAATTGATTTTGACAATATCGTCATTGCCCAACGGCACGATATGGGCTCAATCAATCCCATTCGGTATCATTTAGGTGCCGAAGATACACAAGTCATGAAGGTTTGTGAGTTGACTGGCGGCGAACTTCGTGACATTGTGCGTTACCTTGTGGAACAATACGAGGCCAATTATGAAGCAACAAGACAAAAGAACTCAGCACTTGAAGGAGACGTACGATTTGTTGGGTCAGGTGGAAACACAATCCAATAAGAAAGAAGTCCGTGAGGCTCGCAAAAAGATCAAGCATGCGATCCATAAGCGCGAGCGCAACATAGGTAAGCAACAACTAAGACACATTATTGATCACGACGACGAAGAATCGCTAGATTGTGACAGTTGACGTTTCCCTCAAAATATGAGTAAATAGACGTATTGCTGTGAACATCCTACAAAAGTAGGAACAGAAGTGGATAGAAAGAGTTCAGGACGCGGGTTCGACTCCCGCCATCTCCACCACAAATCACACCAATTGGTGTGATTTGTAATGGGGATGTCATGGTTTCGACTGGGCGATGAGTATTGAAGTGGACAGCACGGTAGGCGATGACCGTAAATCAAGCAAATCAACTAAATGCTAACGATGCATTTTACGGAGAAATGCGCCTAGCGGCGTAAACTCCACGGGGTCTGATCAACCTTGTAACCCAACATGATTAAAGAGGTGGACTAACATCCACCTCTTTCCATTTGCTGTGTGTAATCCGCTCCTTGATAAAAAGGTGCCCTTGCAGCTTAATAACATACCGGCATGAGGTGTGATTAACCTTATTACCAAACTAATAACGAGAGCACCTTCGGGTGCTCTCGTTATTTGGGTTTCTCCGCCCCAACATTTCGCTCGTATATACCTGCACCTTATGGAGGGAATACGAGAATGCAATACAAGTACGCAGCGGCACGCCGTAATACACCTGGAGACGACGAGGAACAGCAGGAACTCAAGTTTCCGCTGGCTGAACTCGAGAAAAAGCCCTACCGCCATTTTGAGCAGACGTATACGGCTCAGCATGCGCATTTCTACATCAGCAAAACGATCGGCGAAGCTGAACACTACGTGGACATGATTTATCGAATCAGTGCCGCTGGCCCTTCAGACGTGATCTTCATTCATTTGAACACACCAGGCGGACATTTGGACACTGGTGTCCAAATCATCAACGCTATCCAAAACAGCCAAGCTAAGGTAGTTACTGTGCTAGAGGGTGTAGCATACTCCCTCGGAACACTGATCTTCCTTGCTGGTGACGAGATGGTTGTGAATGATCACTGCATGATGATGTTCCACAACTTCAACAGTGGCCTGATCGGTAAGGGTAATGAGCTTGTTGCAGAACTGGAGGCGACGGTTAGCTGGTTCAATTCCCTCGCAAAAGACATCTACATTCCCTTCCTTACTGAAGAGGAGTACGAACGGATCGCTCGCGGTGAGGACAAGTGGATGCAGTCTCCTGAGATTCGTACCCGTCTGGAAAAGATGGTGGAAAAGATGAATGAAGAAGCTGCTGAGCTGCAAAAGGCCGAGCAAGCGATTGCTGACGCAATTGAAGCTGCTATTGCTCAAAGTCAAAAACCGACACCCGCAAAGAAAGCCCCTGCGAAGAAAGCCCCTGCGAAGAAGGCTTGACCTTTAGTTGGGGTGGAGCGATAATACGAAAATGATTCAAGCTCCAACCCTACAAGAAGTGATTCGCAATCACATTTCACTCCCCGCTCGTGCAAACGGCCGGGGATTTTTTACTGTGCTATGCAAAGTTTGCAACGACCACGGTAAGAAGGGTAAGCGTGCTGGATTCAAGTTTGAAGGCGACGCTGTTGGCTACAACTGCTTCAATTGTGGTCACGGTGCGGGATATGACCCTGCAAAACACCAATCCATGCCGAAAGACATGATGGCTGTATTAGACGCGTTTGACATTCCCAAAGTGGACTGGGAGCCAGTACTGTTCAACTCCCTCGTTCAGCGGGTAGACGGCACTACGCCAACCGAGCAGCGTGTTGAACTGACAGCAATGGAGCCAGCAGTTCTGCAATTGCTGCCGTTCTTCTATCCGCTAACAGACGATCCAACGGACGAGTGGGCTCAATACGCTATCGAATATCTGCAATCACGGCACGTGAATTGGAAATCTCAACCGTTCTATCTTGTTCGGAAGGTAGAGCACCCTGACAACGACAGGTGGTACGGTCGGTTGATCATTCCGTTCTACAAGGACGGGAACGTGATCTTCTGGCAAGGTCGAGACCTCACCGACTTGCATGTGAAGAAGTACCTAAATCCTAACGTGGCGCGCGATAACATTCTGTCAGACTATCGCGAAATCAACCAACATGTAGATGAGCCGCTGTACATCACAGAAGGGTGGTTTGATGCCTACCACATGAACGGTGTTGCTGTTTTTAGCAACAAGATGACCGCCAATCAAATTAGGTGGATCAATAGATCGCACCGCACCAAGGTAGTAATTCCAGACAAATTCGGTGACGGTCATTTGCTAGCAAAACAGGCGCTTGAACTCGGCTGGTCTGTTGCACTCCCCGACATTGGCGATTGCAAAGACGTTGATGCGGCTGTCGGACGATACGGACTGCTGTATACACAGAAATCGATCATGTCCAATACATATAGTGGCTTCATAGCGGAAGCCCTTGTGGAACTGTATTGCAATGGAACAACACGTAGCGCGCCAGCGAATAAAAGATCATCTTCGGCGAAGAGGTTTTGAGCCAATAACACTCACGACATCTGTGGTCACCCATTGGTGGAGAGTTCTAAATACTGCCGTGTTCGACGGCAAACTACCAACTCCAGTGAGGGTAGATTTGGTCCAACACAGAAAGGCGTATGCGTGGTGCTATCCGTTGGCTAATAAGAGGGTTCGTCTCTCAATTTGTCCACGGTTGAATTCGCGCAGACTGTTCTTGACAATTTTGGTGCACGAGATGGTTCACGCGTGGGAACATCTCAACGAGTTAACGATGGGACACGGTCCTTCATTCTTTCAACACCAAAATCGGATTAGACGAACCACAACACTGAAGCTTGAGCAGAACCTAGACGAAACCAAACACAATGACTACGATCTCATATACCCCAGGAACCGATCCAAAAACCGAGTTACGGTCCGATCTTTGGCACACAATGTCTCTTGAACAGCTGAATCAGCAGCAAGAGCTAGCTATCCAGAAACTGTCGACACTTTCCACTATTATCGGCCCGTCGTCGCCTCCATCCTATCTAATGCTGTATAATGCGCTCCAGCAAGCATTAGACATGATCAACGAAATCGTTGATCATCGTGTACAAGAAAAGCAACCAAAGTACTAAGATGGCAAAAGACAAGAAATACACTGGTGCGGACATCCTATCCCTGTCCGACCGAGAACACGTACGTCTGCGCACCCAAATCTATCTGGGTAGCATGTCCCCGACAACATACAATATCCCCATCCTAACTGGTGACGCGCTCACCGTTAAAGAGGTGGAGTTTGTGCCATCCGTGTACAAAGCAATTGGTGAAGTTGTCGACAACGCGTTGGATGAATTCTCACAACTATCGTCGAAGAACAAGACGTTAACATTCAATGCCAAGCCGGAAACCGGTTGGTATTCGGTTGGCGATAATGGTCGTGGCATTCCGATTGATATGCACGCAACCGGCAAGCGCACGCCTGAAGTTGCCCTCGGTAGCTTGAAGGCAGGCCGAAATTTCTCCGACGACAAGATGGTTGGTGTGATTGGCCAGAACGGTGTTGGTGCGGCATGTACTAACTACTGCTCTTCAGATTTTGAGGTCACGATCTACCGCGACGGCAAGAAGTACCATCAAAAATTCATCGACGGCGCGGACAAAGTTTCACCGCCGAAGATCACAAACACTACAGTAACGACAACAGGAACGGAAGTGACGTTCCAGCTCGATCCTCTGGTGTTCAAAAATGTGGCCTTGCCTGACGACCTCATGCGCAATCGCGCTGTTGAGATCGCTATGGCAAACCCCGACGTAACGGTGGTGTACAACGGCGAAAAGTATCGCTTCCGTAAAGGACTACAGGAGATCATCAGCAAAATTGCTGACGGTAAACAATCGTATTGCTTCCAAGTGGACACTGCAAACGTGACGGGTGAAATTTATGTGATCCTAGATGCACACCAAAGTCAGGATGAGCAGATGTACACGTGGGTCAACAGCTCACTGTTGTTTGATGGTGGTAAATGTAACACTCAGTTCTTCAATGCATTTTTTGATCGTGTGATTGCGCACCTAGAAAAGGACGCAAAGAAGACAAAGTCAGAAGTGACCCGAAACGATATCCGGCAAGGACTGTTGGTGTTGGCGAGCCTAAAGGTACGCAATCCTGAATACGACAGCCAAGCGAAAACGCGGCTGACGGGTCCTGACATGCGTAAGGAAATGTTCACCTTGATTGATGCTGAGTGGCGAGCTTTCACTCGAAAGCACGTGGACTGGTTTGCTTCCGTACTAGAACGTGCGAATGAGCGACACCACAAGAGCGCCAACAAGAAAGCTCAGGAGGAACACGAAAAGCGTAAGTCCCAACGAATTCCTGGACTGCTGGATGCGACAAGTCGCAACCGTCTAGAATGTCGCCTACTGATCACTGAAGGTGAGTCAGCAAAGGGACAAATTTGTGAAGTTCGTGATCCGGCCACTACAGCCGCATTTGCCCTAACAGGTAAGATCAACAACACTTGGGGTTGCACACCCGCCCAAATTCTGGCAATGGGTAAGCTGAAGGAACTATTCGCAGCAATTGGCGTTACCCCTGGCAAGTCGGTTCGACGGAGTGAGCTGAACTACGGACAGGTGGTAATTGCAACTGACGCTGACTTTGACGGTGACGACATTTTTACTCTATTGGTTTGCGCTCTGTACCAATCTTGGCCTGAGATGTTTGATGCATCGTATGAACCAATTGTGTTTCGACTTTGTGCACCCAATGTCTGTCTGACGAAAGGGAAGCAGCGGATTCACTTCGCATCACGAGCAGACTATGAAGCTGTTGCACACAAGTACAAAGGATATCACGTTGACTATTACAAGGGCCTAGGCTCGATGGCTCCTGAAGATTGGGAAATGATCCTATCTGGTCAGACTGAGTCGTTGATTCCTATCGTAGATGATGGGAATATGCGTCAGACGCTCGAACTACTGTTCGGCAATGATGCTGACGTGAGAAAGAATTGGATTACCAAATGAAGATTACCCAAGAAGTCCTAACCAAGTGGTATCTGGACGACCTCACACTCCCCGACGTGCATCACGGGCGTGATACGCCTAAAGTGCGGAACATTGCTGCGTGGAAGGCAATCACTCCATACGTAAAGCAAGAGAGTTCCGCACCGTCAATTGACCCGTTTCGCGGGGATGTTTGGGTGTGGAGCGATACTCATTTTGGTCACAATAACATCATCAAGTACACAGCACCGTTGCGTCCTTTTGCTTCCAAGGAAGAGATGAATGCGGTGATGATTGCAAATTACCTGGCGGTTGTTGGGCCGGAAGACATTGTAATCTTTGGTGGAGACGTTTGTTTTGGTAGCGTAAATGCTATGAATGACATTCTGCATAGTTTGCCTGGGTACAAAATCCAAATTGTCGGCAACCATGACATGCATCGCGACGGCACGCTGTACGAACTCGATTTCGACGAACGACACCTGTGCCTTCCTGTATCGATTGTTGAACCCGATGGTGTTGAATACCAACTACACTTCACCCACTATCCGATGGATAGTGTTCCGGCCAACAGCGTGAACGTGCACGGTCATATTCACCAATGGCTTGCAAATCCGTGGAACATCAACATCTGCGTTGAACATACTGGCAGCGCACCTCGCAATCTGCGTGACGTGTGTGCTCAAGCTCGCAACTATCTAGAACAAAAATGAGTAAGACGACCAAGAAGCAAGGCTCACAATACGTCAATGATTGCCGACGGAGTTACGCTCTATACGTGATGCAACAGCGTGCCATTCCGTCAGCAGCTGACGGTCTGAAATCAGGGGCGCGACGCGTTTTGTGGATTGCTCGTGATGGCCACAAATACAAAAGCGCCACTCTTGCAGGTGCCGCAATGCCGCTGCACCCGCACGATGCACCAGAAGGAGCCATCGATACGCTGGCTGCTCCGTACGGCAACAACATTCCTCTGTTCAGGAAGCATGGATCGTTCGGTACTCTGCTAGCTCCCAAGGCATACGGTGCAAGTCGATACACCTCCGTCGAAGTATCCAAATTCACCAAGGATGTGGTCTTCCGCGACATTGAAGTTGTTCCTATGCAGAAGAACTATGATGGCACGGTGGATGAACCGACCCATTTCTTGCCATTGGTTCCTGTATCCATGATCAACCCAGCCGAAGGCATTGCGTTGGGGTATGCGACATCGATCTTGCCTCGTGCCTTAGATGACATCATTCTAGCCCAAATCGCCCACCTGAAGGGTGCTAAACGTATCTCTTCACCGCTCCCCAAGTTCATGCCTCTGCAGCAGGCGGGAATCCCGGTGAAGGATAACGTGTACGTATTCTCTGGTTCGGTTGTAATCAAGAACACAACCGAAGCAAAGGTAACATCCCTTCCGTACGGACTATCTCACGCGAAATTCCTCGAAAGTCTTGACGCCCTTCTCGAAGGTGACACGCTCGTTGACTACGTCGATAATTCACGCAATACAATCAACATTGATGTCAAATTCCGACGTGGATTTCTGAAGGATTACACCGAAGAAACACTCATTCAGATGTTGAAGCTGACGTGCCGCCACACAGAGAACTTGAATCTGGTTGACTTCTCTGGGGATAGCATTATGAGCACCAATCCCGTAGATTTGATTCGTCAATTTACGGATTGGCGTCTTGGGTGGTACGTGCAGCGTTATGAGCGGTTGCGTGACTTGATCAAGCTAGACCTGCAGCGGTACTACGACATCCGCACCGCAATCAAGCACAAGATCAGTGCAACTGCTGGCAAGACTCAGTCACGGTCTGAACTAAAGGAATTGCTGGCCGGTATTGGCATCGTCCACATTGATTACATTGCTGATCTGCCCATTTACCGTTTCACGGAAGAGGAGCGCCTCAAAAATGAGCAGCGAATCAAGGATGCGGAAGCTGAGCTGCAAACATATCTCGATCTGTTGTCTTCCGAAGACAAACGGAAGAAGGTTTATATCTCTGAATTGCAAGAGATTTTGGGTAACTATACCAAAAACATCTACGCAACTCTGTGATTTGAAATAAATATCCACTCGTAGTACTAACAATCCCCTCTAGGAGTTTCCATGTCAAAGCACCACATGCAGAGTACTGTTCTGCATGACGCACACGTTATGTCCGTTGAACAACTGATGGAAGAATACGGGATCGAAATCGATCCCGACGACGGTTCTGTCTGGGATCCGTTTGAATACAAGTCGTTCGACACGGTGCACGAGTGGGCTGCTTACACTCAGCAGATGGACGAAGAGGAGGCTGACGAATATCAAGCCTCCTCTTCTAAGCACACCAAAACTAGTCGCTATTCTGACGACTACTAATCAATGTAATGGAACTGAGCCGCCACGATAACTGGCTTATCGATCGGCTCAAACCCGTTCGCAATGACCGCGTTGGAATCAACGGGCTTACGTCCCTTTGAACGATCCAACGACCACGTGATGTGGTAGGGTTTACCGTCCGGACGATTCTGTCCGACGGCGGTACGCTTACGAACAACCAATGCTTCCAGGCTGTCATCAGCAGCATAACCTACGACCTCAAATGACGTAGGTGTAGGAGCCGGCATCTCTGCCGGCTTATGCACACCAAATCGGTGTGTGATGTGATGCGCGATCACATCAGGGAACTTTGGCGGAAACTGCTCGAGCAAACTCGCCCGAGATGCTTCCGTCAATACAAAAGCCTCATATCCCATAATTATACTCCTAGCAACTTCAGTTGCTCAATGGTTTCTACAGCACTAGTATGTAGTATTCCAATCCCACCAGCCGCGACCCAAGGATCAATTGCCTTCCTGCGATCGTCAATCAGGACCTTGGTGTGATGCGCATATTGCGACTTCATTACTGCATCGCGCACGAAGCGTGCCGCGTTCGCAGCATCGTGACCGAGATGCTTTCGCACCCAGTACCGCTTCTCTTCACTAGCACCACGAATGTGTCCTGTTGCTGAGTTGATCACCAGAGGTTTGCCAGAGGCCAACAAATACCCCCACAACACAAACGCGTCCTCCATGGGATCCATCGCACCAAAGAAAGGCTTGCCGGATCGAACATGCATCTCAATGTGCTTCCAAAAGTCGCGACGCAGTTGCTTGTTGTTGGGGTCGTGTTCGGGGACAATTCCGGCGACTTCCAGCGCCTTTTTCCGAAAGTCTACCATGACTCCGTCCAGGTCTATGTTGATTTCTGTAATTTCAATCATATCAAATACTCCTTCTGATCCAGTATACCCCAAAACAAAAAGGGGCGACAACGCCCCTTTTTTTGATCTAAGTGTCCGCTCAGCTTACTTAAGCACACCCCACACATCATCCCAAGTCCCTTGCAGCGCACCCTTGGAATAGCTAGACTCAGTTTGTTCGAAGAAGTTGGTGTGTGATGGCAGCGCAAGCATTTCGTCAACCCACGGAAGCGGATTCTTCTTGTGCTTAAAGATGCCCTTCAGCCCCATCCCGATCAACCGACGGTCAGCAATGTAGCGAATGTATGCATGCATGTCAGCCTTCAACAGTTGCTGCTTGAACTCTGACGGATCCAGCTTGCTGTATGCAAGGTCGATGAACGCATCCTCGAGTTCAACCATTTTTTCAGCGATCGTATACAACTCACGCTTCAGATCGTCATTCCAGATGTCCTTGTTCTCTTTCACAAACTCACGGAACAGGTACGTCATACCTTCACAGTGCATCGTTTCGTCAATGATTGACCATGTGACAATCTTGGTCATGCCTGGCATCATGTTGTTGCGTCCAAAGTTCAGCAACATGACAAACGAACTAAACAACTGCATGCCTTCAGTAAACGCGCTAATGGCACACATCTGCTGGATCACCTTAGCGTTATCGCCAGACTGCGTAATTTGTGCAATAAAGTCATGCTTATCGGCCATCGCCTTGTATTCCATGAATTCATTGTACGTAGTGTCCGGGAAGCCGAGGGTTTCCAGTAGATGGCTGTACGCAGCAATGTGAACAGCCTCACGAGCTGCAAACCCAAGCAACATCATCCGTACTTCCGGCTGTGGGAATACCGGCAAGTAGTTGTTCACGTAGCCAGCCGCGACGTCCACATCGCCTTGTGTAAACAGACGCAGGATCTGCGTAAGGAAGTCCTTCTGGCCTTCAGACAGACGCTTCTTGAAGTCGTACACGTCCTGCTGCATTGGGATCACAGTATGCAGCCAATGAACCTGTTCGTGCTTGAGCCACAGTTCATAGCACTTGGGGTACGCAAACGGCTTGAACGTTGCGCGGGTGTCTGTTAGTTTTGTTTTCTTGTTAGTCTTAACCATTATAGGTCCAGTTCTCTATCTTGTTTTGATTTCCGGGTCTTTCGGGTGGTCCACTTCTTGCATCACTCACACTTGAAGATGACCAAATCGTCCCAGGGAACTCACGGAGCCCTTTTCGATGGTTCGAAACATACGCCTTGAGTTCCCCTGGGACCTTTCATGTTAGCCTTCGCACGCGATGCAATCAACGCCTTCAGCAATTTGTCGCAACTGGTCGATTTCCTCTTCAATGCGGACTCGCTCAACCCTCTTGCCGACTGTGTCTGTGTTAGCCAGCTTTTCTGTGCGCACGTAGTACATGGCCTTGCCACCCTTCTTCCAGTAGGAGAAGTGAATGGCGTGCAGTTTAGCGATGCTGATATCTGGACGAATGTAGATGTTGAACGACTGGCCCTGGTCAATGCGGGGTTGACGATCAGTCGTCAACTCAACTGCCCACAGCTGATCAATTTCTGAAGCCGTTTTGAAGACATCCTTCTCAATATCCGACAAACACTCCAGTCCCTGAACAGAACCTTCGGCTTGAACAATCTTCAGCCAAGCTTCTTGGTAATCACACGCCCCATCAGCATCCAACTTCTT